TTTCTATTTCTTTAATATAGGAATCATATTCATCTTTCATAGTTTCATTATTTGAACTTCCTACATAATCACCACTTTTAAATCCTATTCTACCACCATCTGCGTAACCATATTTATCTAACATTATATTAACATCATCTGAATCGTGGCCAGCGTTTATAAATATATCAAAGATAGCACTTCTTCTTGCACCTTTATCTTTTATTCCTTGTGAAAGTAAATCTGCATTATATTTTTCTAATGCATCTTTATCTAATTCTGCTTGTTTAATTGCAGCATCTGTACCAGCTTGTGCACCCATTGTTAAGTAAGGACTATCTTTTGCTTTTTGTGCAAGCGCTCTAGAACCTTTTCTTAATGTACCCATTATTCCTTGTGGATCAGGACCCGTAGGACCTGCAAATTGATCTAAAGCAGTAGGAGCTGCAGCTAATGCAGCTGTAACACCAATGTCTTTTAAATCTGCTTCATCGTCTGTAGCAAATTTAGTACCACCTGCAAGAATAGCTTTTTGAAAAGCAGGATTTAAAGTTGCAAATTTTGTGCCTGCTAAACCAGCTGGACCAAAAGCAGCTGCAATATAAGGTATAAAAGGACGTATTTCCTTCGGTATAATTTTTTTAACAAATTTTCTTGCTTTTTTAAATAATCCCATAGTTTACTAATTTACTCGGTTTTTCTTTAATAATCAATCGCTGATATTAAACCCAGCGCCAATTTTTATCTCTTCTACAGTCACATTTACGTCTCTTCTTATATGTTCTGGTTTAGTGGCTGTATTAGCGTCTTGAACATCTGCCAAAGCTTCTGCATCTGACATATATTCTTGACCTGTTTCTGTGTTAGTTAATGTTACTTCTGTTTTAGGCGTAATTACTGGTACTCTTTGACCATTAATTGTTTCATACCTAACTGAAGCTTCTGTTTCAATAAACGGCATTATCTGTCCTCCCTGTTGATTTCTAATATTGATGTTACAACATGCAATCTATTTGCATCTGCAGCAGTGACTTGTAATACTTCATTTTCTTCCATAATTAAAGGTTCTGTTAATAATTGTTCTGTTGCATTACCTGCTATAGTTTTACTTTTAAATATAGTAAATTTATCAGCTGATGCTGGATCTCCATTAAATAAGTCTACTGTAATATTACTACCATTGTTTGTATCATCACAAACTAATATAGATTTTACAATGGCTCTAGAGTTTGATGGTACAGTATATAAAGTTGTAACTGTGTTGGTTGTTAAATCTAGTTTTGCGTTTTTATATATATTTGCCATTTATCCTAATCCGAACCATGTATATCTTTCAGAATCTTCTTTTAATTGAGTTAAGAAAGTAGAGTTTAATTGTTCAACCACTGTTGATAACGCTCTGTTAATTTGTCTTTGGTTATCTTCTGTATATTCTTTTTTAGGTTCTGGTAACCTTACCACTATCTTTGTCATTATCTTCTTCCATCTGGTTGCAGGTCTGCTTGAAACGTACCAAATCTCCAAGATTCATTAACACCTGTGTTTTCTATTTTAACAGCCGCATACCTTCCACGAGCTCTTGTGTCTACTTTAGTCGTAGTTGATGTAATTGTAAAGGGACTTAATGTAGTAGCTGTATTAGGATCCGCAGGATAGTCAGCTACTGAAATAGTTATTTGTGCATTTCCTACTAAATTTTTAAAATTAGGTAAAAATCTTCTCATTGCTAAAAAGTATTCTCCTATTCCTTGATCAGTTTGTAATGCAAAATCATAGGATTGAACAAAAGACGTAAGAGTAGTTGTGCTTCCATCTGGATTAACTTGATCATTCCCTGTTTCATGTTCAAAAAATACACTTTGACCCAATCCTGTTTGACCAATTACTGCAGGAAAATCACCTGTGTTAGAATCATTAAAAGCAGTAGCGTAAGGTCTTGGATAAATTAATGTATCAATCCATGCAGTTCTAATTGAATTACTATTAACTCCTGTATACCAATTACCCATCGGCACTTGTTGATTAGTTTGACCGTAGTTATAAACTACGTATCTATTATTAAAGTCCGATCCTGATGTTGGATACCACCAAGTAACTTCTGTAAATAGATTATTAATTCCTGCACAAACTTGTTGACCTTTTGTAGTATCAATATCGTCATAAACATAATCTTCAACACTACAAGGTAAAGTATTAACTGTACCATCAAAAGAGAAGAAACCATTATTTCCCATCCAATAAGCAACACCATCAATTTCAATAGCTGCATTTTTACCAATCAATCCACAGTTTGTACCAACTTGTTCGAAGCCAAATGTAAATGGTGCACCTACAAATTTCATTGTGTATAGTGCATTATCTGTCCATACTAGAATGTTTTCTTTGGCAACTAGAGCTCCCATAATTTTTGTACCGTCTTGAAGTCTTTGTGAACCTGCAGTGTTAACTGCAGTAATGGTATAATCATTTATATTTTCTTGTTCAGAAAACCTTATAAACATATCATCTTGTGTAGAAGGTGTACCAACAGTTGTTTCAGTTCCTAAATGAATTAAGTGACGTGTGGTTGGTGAAATTAAAGTTATTCTTGTTGCTGTTGGATTATTGGTAGTAGAAAAATCTGTAGTAGTAGTTGAAGCTCTAGTTGATAAACGAGCCGCGATTCCTGAATTCCAAGTAAATGTTTTACCATTAGCTATTGTTGCCACTAGTACTTGACCAAAATTACTTAATGACCATAAACCAGGTTCTAGTGTAACTGTTCCTGCTTGTACTGGATCACCCCATCCTGTAAATTCTGTGGCGTTGGTAACTGTATCTCCAGAACTGTGAGCTTGACCATTAGAAGTTCCTGTTGTTGCTGTTCCTAAAGCTCCTCTAGTAATACTTCGTAGTTCATTTCCAACAATAGAAGAGTAAGTTATTAATTCATTTCCTACAGCAACAGTTCCACCTGTTGCTGGAAAACCGGTTACTGAATTTAAAACAATTGCCGTACCTGTACCTCCGGTACCAGCGGTATCGGCAAATAAAGCTCCGTTTAAAGTTGTTGTTGCAGAACCTTGAACAGTTCCACCATATTGACCTACACCAAATCCATAACCATAAGTTTGATCTGCAGGACCTACATTTTCATATGGTATAATAGAAACACTTCCACCAGTTGCTGCACTTCCAACACTGGTAAAAGTTATAGTAAATGTATCTGCAGTTGGAGTTGATATAACTTGAAAAAGTTTATCTTCAAAATCACTAGCATTTAATCCTGTTCCACCAGGTAAGGTAACTGAATCTAATTTAATAATATCTCCATCTATTAATCCATGAGCACTAGTGGTTGTGATTGTAATTGTCGTAGTGCCATTAAAAGTAAAAGTAGCACCTGTAATTGTAGTTTTTAAAGGAGTAATATCATATAAACCACCTTCAAAATATATAAGTAAAAATTTGTCAGTACCCATTGCAACATACCTATTACCTTCAGTATCTACAAAAGCATGAAGTTGTCTGGTTACTCCTACAATAGATTGATTTAATAAAGATTGCCAACCACCAATTTTTTCTGGTAATCCATATCTAAATCTTACATTATCTGAATCTGTCCAACGACCTACCGCACCAACACTAGTATCTTGTTTGTCGATTCCAGGAGCGAATTTAATTTGTTGAAGAGCCATTTAATAGCTCCTATGCTGTATTTGTTTTTAACTGCCAGCCTTTATTTGTACCTGTATAAATAAGTGTAACTGACTGATTATTTGTTGTTAAATCTATTGAAGCAGCTGTTCCTTGAATTTTTTCTGATCCATTTGGTGCTACAACACATTTGTTTGTTGCAAAACCATTTGATGCTGACACATCCATAATAACTATTTCATCACCCACTGCTCCTGCAGGTAAAGTAATTGTTACAATATTAGCTACTGTGTCTACACCTATTTGATCACCTGGAACTGCTGTGTATGTAGTTTTACTAGCAGCAGTTACTGTTGTAAATCCTTTGTTCATCATTCCAAGATTAGTTGCAGGTGTACCCCCTACTGAATAAACTAACATTGATGCACCTTCAGGAACGGGTACATAAGTTGATGCACTTTGTCCTGTAGTAAATAGTGAAACTGTCCAAC